CTATATCTTCTCTACTTCTAGCAGCACCATTATCAGCTTGTTCTACCATTCCACGTAGAATACCCTTTCTTTCGGAAGGATTAACATTACGATAGGGACGAGCAGCTTCTTCACCAAGTTCTTTTGCAATCATATCAACTTGTATATTATAAAACTGTTCTTGTAATTCAGGAGATTGAGTATCCCAAGATGTAAGAATCCCATTAGCTCCTCTAGCTATTTTTTCAAGAACTTGTAGCTCTCTCTTACTATTAGAGTCTTTAAGTGCATTTTCATTAAGAGTCATTTGTTGACTAATTTGAAGAGATTTCATACGAGCTTCTGCTGCATCTCTAGGAAGACCATCTTCTTCTAAACGATCAGCCATAACACTAAGAGCCATTGCTGGATTCTTTAACTCTTCTGGAGAAAGTGTTTTAAATACAGAGTCCATAATTTGAGCTCTACGTAACTCAGGATCAGCAGACTGACCTCCAAGTAGAGTATTAATCTCCCTACCTATACGTCTACCCATGTTTACACGAGAGTTATAGTTTAAAGCCATAGGATCTAACTGAGCATTTAGACGAGTCTTATCCTCAAATGCTTGATCCTGAGTCTTCCTAAGAGTTGCTGCAGAAGGACCAAACACATTGTCCCATTCTCCAGGCATTAGTTGATTAGCTTGTGCCATAGTTATTAAGCTCTCTCATAGTTAGAATTATTAAAGGAGTCAAAAGACTGAGAATCAGGTAATGGATTAAAGTCTGGAGTTCTTCCCCAGATCTTACCCCAGTCTACAGTTCCTATTTGATCTAATGCACCACTCCAAGTATCTCTACTAGTAGCTTGATTATATAATTGATTACCCCAGTTTTGTTGGTTAATAGCTTTATTATATGCAGCAGCTTCATTATTTAATTGACCTGCAGTACTACCCATATTAAGACCTAGAGCCATAGAGTTAGCACCTAAAGCTTCAATATTAGAACCCATACCAAATAGAGTATTAGCTGTATCATACGGTTGAGTTAAGTAGCTTTGACCTAGACCATACATAGCGTTAGCTCTTTGTAGAGTTTCACCTTGTATAGCACGAGCTCTATCTTCAGATGCTAATGCAAGTCTACTATTCTCTTGTTCACGAGCCTTAGCTAAAGCAAACTGTTGAGGGTTCACATAACCACCCTCCATACCAACACCAGCACCAAGAGTACCTTTACTAAACATTAAATCATTTAGACGACTAGACTCAGCTTCACGAGCTGGTTCTAATAAAGCTAGATTTTTATTAAAGTAATCTTGAGTCATAGACCCAATATCCATATTTGTAGCTTGACCAAATAAACCTTTAGCATAGTTTATATTCTGATAAGCATACGCAGGATCAGCAGAGTCTAAGGCAGTAGTAGCTCCTCCATACATTCTATCTCTAAAAGATTGTAATCTAGGATCTAGAGAATAAGTTGCAGTTTTGTTAGCTGCATCTATTTTAGAGGTACCAAAACCAGTAGTTACTCCATAAGGAACAAATCCAGGTGCTTGTGCTGAAGTAGCACTACCTCCACCGCCACCACCACCTCCACTATCAAGTGCACCAGCTACACTACCAGCAGCACTAAGCCATTTTTGCCCTGTAACTGCACCAGCAACTTGAGCTATCTTACCTATTTTCTTAAGTAATCCCATTTTATATACCTTTTAAATTTAAGCAGTGCGATTCCACATATAAACTACAACATACGGAGGAAGGTTAGCATTAGTTCCACTTACCCCAGCAGATGCTACAGATGTACCTACAGTGATACCTGTCGTAGCAGATTGTGTACTAAATGCATATAAACCACCACCAGCTCCACGAACTGAGTTAGAAGCATTACCTGCACTATAACCATCAGCATTTGGACTCATTGTGTGTGAGTGACCAGGGTCTGATACACTAGATGTTGCAGTATGAGTATGGCTTACAACTACTGCATCTGCACTACCACCTGTAGCACCTGCAGTATAACCACCACCATTACCAATTAATACACGACCTACACCAAATGCTACCCAAGTACCAAAACCAAATAATGTACCAGGATTAGTAGCTACTGTTGAAGTATATATAGACCCTACAGGATATGCTACAGCTAGAGCATTTGTTATAGCTGTAGTTATAAAAGCTGTTGTAGCTAATTGAGTAGTATTTGTACCAGATACTGCTGTAGGAGCTACAGGAGTACCTGTAAATGTAGGAGAAGTAGTATCTGCTTTACTTGCTACAGCAGTTGCAATAGCATTATATTCAGCATCAATCTCTGCACCCTTAATGATTTTATTAGGATTACCTGTAAGCAAGGCATCCTTTGTATAGAAGTTTGTTGCTTTTACATAGTTTGCCATTATACCATCTTCCCTGTTTTCAAATAGATTGTTAGTTGTTGTAAGCTAACAGGAGCACCTTCAATAGGTACCTCTACACCAAATTGTAATATTTTACCTGACCCACCTAAATGCATAGTAATATCTTGAATTGCACTACCAGCAGTAAATTCACCTATATTATATTCGGAGATATTATATTCAGCTGTACCACCAACAAAGTCTTTTGTATATGTTCTACTTGAGTACCCATTTTGATAATCAAAGCCATACTTAAAAATAACATCTTGGGTACCTGAAGCAATTATAACCATACTAGCTTTCTTTAAGAACTTAAGACTAAATGGTTCACCTGCATCTATATTAGAAGTGTAATATTCTAAACGGTATGTAGCAGTATCATCTAAGTATCCAAAATACCTACCAATGCCTCCAGCCATACCAAGATATAAGTTACTATCTCTAGTCTTACAAAGAGCCTCAGGTAAAAACCCTTCCCATGTTGTTACACGAGCTGCTCCATTGTCAAGAGTTTGTCTTAAATCAAAGTAGAAAGACTGTTTAAGATTAGGGAATACTAGTAGATAAAAAGCATCTCTTTCAAAGTACACACTCTTAATCTCTGTTAGTACTTCACCTGAAATATATGTAACTAAATCATCTCTAATATTCATAGACAAGTCACGCATAGGCATACTCTTATCTTGAACTACTCGATTAAAACTACGTACACCACTATTACTTAAGAATATTAAATCTGTACCTGTTTGTTGAATGGTATCACGAGCAATACATCCAACACCCGTAACTACATCAGCAATAGTTAAATTAGTAGGGTCATCAGGTGAATTATAAATTACAATATTATTACGGCAGAATATAATAAGGTAGTTATTATGTGAGGATATACCAACAATTTGGTCACTACTACCCACAACAGATTCAATATCAATTAAACCTGAACCTACCCCAGTAAACTGAGCACCATCTAATAATTTACTATAATAAACTGTTGTCTTAGCACCAGTTACACCTGCCACCCAATGACGACCAAATGCTGTATGAGTACAGTCAGGGTCAAAGGTAGATACACCTGTAGGTTTAGTACCATAATCACCTATTCGTTGCCAAATGTAAGTATCAGTATGGTTTTTCTTACGATAGACAAGAAGTGGATTGCTAGTTTGAGCAGCAAACCCATACATCGTATTACCATAACCAGCACCTTCTGCTAGTTGTGAGAATTGCCACCTATTACCAGTAAAAGTAATAGTAAGGTTAGTTGTTTGGTCTGCTTGTTTAACTGGAAGTTCTGTAAGAGTAGTAGAACCACTATACATCTTACCACCACCACAAGAGAGTATAGTAGGAGTTAAATCAGTATCTATGAACTCAAACAAAGCCTCTAGATAAGTAGTAGATCCTAAAGTACCTCTATTTGTAGTAACAGGTGTCCAACCCCTACGACTACCTAAACGACCAAACTTATCTATGATACAGTTAGTAGCTTTAGTGGCATATCCACTCTCTAATGTTACACCACTCTCTTGAGTGTTTAACCCAAGAAAGCCAAGTGCTGCATTACTAAGAGCTTTTAATTGACCTGCCATTAGTCTGCTACCCAAATCATTTCATCAAGACGTTGGCTAGACTCAATAGCAATTAAATCAGAAGCCATAGAGCGATAACGTTGCTCTTGTTCAGCATAACCACCATCATCACCTCGTTCACTAACCGCACGAGCTAAGGCTCCCTCTACTAAAAGATTAGCTGGGATTAAGATTTGAGTAGCATCAGTTACTAGATCATCTTGAGGAATAACACAGTTAATACGAATATTGTAAACAGCATCAGGAATAGGAAAAAAGTCTACTTGAGAATCACCATTAGAGTCTACACCATTGAAGTTATAGAACATAGGTGAACCAGTAGGTTGATCATAAGTTAAGTAAACTTTATCAAACCACTTAGTACCTCGTTGTTCAATGACTGTATTCTCTGAGTCATTAAATATATCTAGTACACGAATACGAGTACCTGATCCTACTAACACATAGTTAAATAGAGTAGGAGTAGTAACAGCAGTTAGAGTTGTACGAAGAGCTGACCAATTCCATGAGTCCTCTATTTCTGCCTTAACTACATTAACTAGATCTCCAATAAGTTTGGAGTATGGAGTTTCATTGACAGTAGTAACTTCGTTCTCACGAAGTCGTCTTAAAACTCTATTTACACATTCTAAGTATGTCAATTTAAAATCCCTTAATTATAATACAATTATACCACAATAGACTTTGTTTGTCAAGGTATTTATT